ACCTAATTGAAGTAAGAACAACAATAGATGACGAAGTTAATATTATTTTAAATGAACTTGTAAATACAAAGGTAGAAATTGTTAACGACACCGACAGAGAGTCTACAGAACACGGCACAGAAAACTCTAGCGAACCTGAAGCCACCACCGAAGCTGACAGTAAGTCAGTGGGCAGATCAGAACAGGGTACTAAGTAGCGAGACATCTTCGTCACCTGGATCATGGGTAACGTACCCATTTCAACGTGCCATGATGGATGCGTTTAGCGACCCATTGGTAGAGCAAGTAGTTATTATGTCAGGCTCACAACTTGGCAAGACAGAAATATTACTAAACGTTTTAGGGTATCATATTGCCTTAGACCCAAGTCCAATAATGATGATACAACCAACATTATCTATGGCAGGGTCATTTAGTAAAAATCGTATTAGTCCAATGTTACGTGACTGCGATGCACTTAAAGATAAAGTAAAAGACCCTAGAGCAAGAGACAGTGGCAATACTGTTTTTAGTAAAAGTTTTACAGGTGGTAGTTTAGATCTTATTGGTTCTAACAGTCCATCATCAGCGTCATCAAGGCCTGTACGATTATTGTTATGTGATGAGGTTGACCGATATAGTTCTGCAACTACAGAAGGTGACATAATAGGTCTAGGTAAAAGACGTACATCGAATTTTTATAACCGCAAAATCGGTATGGTTTCGACACCAACTATAAAAGGTCAAAGTCGCATTGAGGAGTTTTATCAACAAGGCGATCAAAACCAATATTGGGTTAATTGTCCTGACTGTAATGATGAACAAATATTGGAATGGAAAAATGTCAATTTTGAAAAAACTGAAAGCGTTATTCATGACGCTTATTATGTATGTAACGGGTGTGGCTCTCCCTGGAGCGATTCTAAAAGGCTTCAAGCTATTAACAACGGTACTTGGAAGCCTTCTAACAACTTTACTAACATACGCTCTTTCCATATTAACGGTTTGTACTCTCCGTGGAATAGCTTATTTGAACAAGCTGTATACTTTCATCAAGCAAAAGATTTACCCGAAACTCTAAGAGTTTTTGTAAATACGGTACTTGCTGAAACGTGGGATGAAGACCAAGGCGAAAGTATTGACGGTGATAAACTAAAAGCCAGGTCAGAAGATTTTGGAAAAGGCTTACCTGAAGATATTGTTTTATTAACAGCAGGTATAGATACCCAAGACGATAGACTAGAATGTAGCATTATTGGTTTTACAAGAGATGAATCTATCTATGTTTTAGATCATCATATTTTATATGGTGACCCTTCAGGTCATGAAGTTTGGAAGGATTTAGATAAAATTCTTCAAAAGAAATACAAGCATCCTAAGGGTGTCGAACTAATGGTTCGTGTAAGTTGTATAGATAGCGGTGGGCATCACACAGCTAAAGTATATGATTATGTAAAAACGAGAGAAGCCCACCGTATATTTGCTATTAAAGGTGTAGGCGGTGAACGGCCTGTTGTTAGTAGACCGTCAAAAAACAATATAGGTAAGATACGTTTATTCCCTGTCGGTGTTGATACAACTAAGTCACTTTTGTATTCACGCCTAAAACTAAACGAAGGCGTTGGTATGATACATATATCAAGCCATTTAGATGATGAATATTTTGAACAATTATGCTCAGAAAAAAGAGTTGAAAAGTACACAAAAGGCGTAAGGAAAACAGTCTGGGTTAAATCAAGGCAACGTAATGAAGCCTGGGATTGCCTACAATATGCCTACGCAGGATTACATATTTTAAATGTAAATCTACGTCTATTACATGAGAAAATGAATAGACCTCCAAAAGAAGAAAATGAAGAACAAGTAAGAAAGAGTCCTTTTGTAAAAGGGCGAAGTCGTTGGATGGACACATAATGTTATTAACAAAAGATAGAATTAAAGAACTTACTACCACATCAGGAACAGGAACACTGACCCTAAGTGGTACTGCTGAACAAGGTTTTCAGGCGTTTAGTGTATTAGGTAATGGAACTAAATGTTATTACACAATCACTGATGTTAATGGTACTGATTTTGAAGTTGGCCTTGGTACTTATAGTTCTAACACTCTTACTAGAGATACTATTTTAGAAAGTAGTAACTCAGGCAATGCTATCTCTTTATCAGCTACAGGTTCAACAGTCTTTGTTACTTATCCTGCTGAAAAATCATCCTATCGTGACATTGGTGTAAATCGTGATTATACCGCTAGTGGTAGTATAACCGCAGGGAAGCCATTAATTTTAAATGCTGATAATACAGTAAGTGAAGTTAAAACAGTTACAACAAATACATCAGTTACTTATTCAGCAGGAAGTGAAACAGAAGTTCAGGCAGGTTCTGGAAATATACAATATGCAAATATAACCTATGATATTAATGAAGGTAAGTATTTAGCAATTTATAAAGATGAAGGAGATGGTTATGGTTATGCAAATGTATTATCTACAAGTGGCACAACATTATCAGTAGGTTCAAAATCATCTAATTTTTCAGGAAGTGCAAATATGATCATTATAGACTCAGTCTATGATGAGGAAAGTGGAAATCATGTAATCTTTTATTACAACGGAGTTAATCAATATGGTTATGCGGTTGTCGCATCAATATCAGGTACAAGTGTAACTTTTGGAACACCTGTCGCTTTTAATTCAGCTAACACATATTATAGAGGAACTTGTTTTTATGACAGCACAAATAAAAAAGTTGTTTGGGTAGGTGGAGAATTTAATGGATCAGCATATACATTAAAAGCTATTATTGGAACAGTTAGTGGTACATCTATAAGTTTTGGAACTATATCAGATTCAGGTGTAACTTCTTCAAATTATTACAGTTCAGCTTATGATAAAAATAGTTCTGTAGGTGTTGTTTCTTACAGAGATTCATCTGCTCATGGTAACATACGAACAATATCTATTTCAGGCACATCAATAACTTGGAATACTGCTATTGTTTTCCAAGCAAGTAACACAACAATGTCTGCTGATAGCATGACATATGATGAAACAAATCAGAAAATTGTTTTATTTTTTAAAGATAGTTCAGATAATGTTCAGGGAATAGTAGGAACAGTTAGTGGAACTACTATTAGTATGGGAACTGCTGTAGATAGCACATATAATAATGGTAGTAATACTTTTGCTTGTGTTTGGACAAAACAAGGTGTTGTTGCTTTAATAAATAGAGATGATAGTTCACCATATTATTTACATTATTTACAAGCTACTGTTAGTGGCACAAGTTTATCCTATGCAGGTGCAACTACTTTAAACAGTCAGGCAGTTTCAGTAGATGCTACAGGGGTTAGTATTGCTTATAATTCTGCAACTTATAATGTTGTACCATTTTATGTTGAAAATGCTACAAAAGACGCACAGGCTTTAGTTGTATATCCTTCAGGTACAGTTACTACTACAACAAAAAACCTTACTAATGATAATTACTTTGGTATTGCATCTACAACAGCAAGTGATACGGAAGCTGTCGGAGTTAATCGTGCAGGCTCGTTTAACAACGATCAAACAGGATTAACAGCAGGCAAAGATTATTACGCTAAAGATGATGGTACTATTATTGAAAGAACAACAACATCTACTACTGGTGCAGTTACAGAAGCATATAGCTCAGAAACAGCATTAAATGATCCGTCTGAAAAAACAGTTGTAGTATCAGATGGTAATGGTACATTTTTAATGGTGTATCAAGGATCATCTCTTTATACAACAATCCAGGCAGGAACAATGTCTGGTACAACTATGACTTGGGGAACAGCACAAGTTTTTGAAAGCACAGATACTAATGGTACTGCTGTTTGGTGGGATAGTAATAGAAGTTGTTTTGTAGTTTGTGCAAGATCAACAACAGGAAATACTTATGTTAGAGTAAAAACTATAACAGTTTCAGGACAAGCTATTACTATTGTTGACTCTGAGCAAACGCAAGTATTTGGTGGTAGTTACGACCAAAGCACAATGAGAGGTGGTTATGACAGCACAGCACAAGTTGGTTTCTTTGTTAATACAAGGGGAAATAGTCCAACAAAAACATCAATAATTGTCGTATCTTTAGATGGCTCTAAACAAATTACATTTGGAACAGAAGTACAAGATAATGATCGAATATACTATCCCTCACAATTTGTTCATGACACTAATGGTAATGGTAATGTTGCTGTTATTGGAGCTAGGTATAATTCTTCAACAACTGCAGAGGTAAATACACAACAAGCGTATGTCATTACTATATCTGGAACAACTCCAACTATTAAAACACCTGTTGAAATTGCTACCTACACTTATAAATATGGTTATTCTGTATATGATGCTTCCGCTAATAAAACAGTTTGTATATATGGTGATGGATCAAAAGTTTATTACAATGTTTGTTCAATGAGCTCAGGCGTCATTACATCAGGTACAGAAACAGAAATAGCAACAGGCAATATAACTGAAGCTACGCAAGAGTTTGCTTATGCAGGTAGTTATGATCCTTTTACTGAACAAATTGGCATAACGTATCATGATAGTTCTAATTATTATTATTTAAGAAGTGGTAAGGTAAGTGGTGCATCAATAACTTGGTCAACTGCAATTCAAGTTGATCCATCTACAGTAAATAAACACGTTAATGTAGTTAATGCTAATTCTAGTGATAGTAATACTTTAGTTCTTTATTGGGTGAATTTTGATAGTGCTTACAACACTTGGACAATAGGTAGTTCAGGTGTAACATCATTAACAGTTAATGCATCACAGTTTGTCGGTACAGCACGTTCAAGTACTGATTTAGAATTAGCAGAACCACCAATAGAATTAGTTGGATTAAGCAATGGAGCTATTACTAAAGGTAGGCCTGTTATTTTAAGAACGGATGGTGATTTTGAAGAAGTAGCATTAAGTTCTATTACTAATACTTATACTTATTCAAAAGGTACAGAAACAGAATTATCTGTTGATGCAGGTACTACTGTCAATTCTGTTTATGACGCAAACGCTGATAGATTTGTAGTTACTCATCAGAATTCTAGCTTTGGTTATGCTATTGTTGTTTCAACTTCTGGTACAACGCCAACAGTAGAAAATGCAGTATCATTTTGTTCAGGACAATATAATGGTGAACACGCAATACCTGTGTATGATTCAACAAACAATAGAGTTGCAATTATATATACTAAAGGAAATGACAATAATAAAGGTGCTTCTGTTGTTGGTAATGTAGGAGCAAGTACAATAAGTTTTGGAAGCGAAGTTGAGTATAATAGCGATACTAATGGTGGTTCAGGTGGTAGATGGGCTTATTTTGATGAAGAGAATGGTAAAGTAGTTTTATTTGTTAAACAATTTACAAATAACAGTTATCCAACAGTATATATAGGAACAATAAGTGATACAACTATAACATGGACAGCTGGTACTGTAATTGAATCAACTGCTATGACTGGTGGTATTGGTGCATCATATAGCTCTGCATCTAAAAAAGGTTTATTTGCATGGGAAGATAACTCTAATACAGGTCAAGCAATAGTTGGTACTCTTAGTGATACAACCATGACTTTTGGCACTAAAGCACAATTTACTTCACAAAATATTCAAACATCATGGACATATACAACAAATGGTATTTGTTACGATTCAGTAGCAGATAAATTTATTATATTATATCAAATTATGACAGGTGTTGATGGTCAGGGT